GTTTCCCCCAAGGTCGGGAGATCCTTTGCAGGATCTTCTTTACCTCTCAGGAGACTGTATGAGAACGAATACTCTGCCGGCAACCCCAGCAACTCCAAGCATCGTCGCTGCGCTGATTGCGCAAGTGGATGACTCGTTTACTACTGGGGTATACGGCGGCGCGGCCGTTCTCATTGTTGATCTGCTTGACCAGATCGCAGTCGGCGCTTACCCGGTCTCCGACCGGGCAGCCCAGCAGGCCGCACAGTTCTGGATTAGCACCCAGACAGCTTTTGTGCGTAACTGCTTCCTCTGATGGACCGCTCTACTATCCCGGCTGGTTTGACCAGCCCTTGGGGCTCCTACTCGGAGTCCTCGAGCAACACGCCAGGGTTTCACGCCCTGGTTCAGAAAGGTCTGAGGCTTCCGCTTCATGACTATTCCTGGCGTCGTGTTGACGGGACTTGCTTCGGGCGCAACTGTGACGGTTCGTCTCGCGTGACTGCCGGCGTCGACTATATTAGTCAGAGCTGGGAATCGGGCGAGATTTCACCGCCACTTAGCGTCTATCGCATTGGTCCCGTGGATAGTAATAGTTTGTTAGTTTCCATGCTAACGAACAAATTGAACGCGAAATTGCGGAATCGTGATATTGACCTTGGGGTTTCCCTCGGTGAATACCGCGAAACTGCTCGTTTCGTTTCAAATGCGGTCGTGAAAGTTGTCAAGTCGTACCGACAACTTCGCAAGGGGAACACATCTGATGCCATGACCACCCTCACGGGAAATCGTGGCAACCGATGGAGAGATGTTCCCGGGGCGTCCTCGGATGCCTGGCTTGCTTACAGCTATGGTCTTCGTCCACTTCTTTCGGACGTTTACGGCGCTTGTGATGCGCTTGAAAAAGCAAATCGCAAACCCCGAGACCTCATGGAGATACGCGCTCGAGTGTCAAGCTCGACGCTAGTGAATTCTGATATGGTCCTTCCCTTTCTCCTCTCGAGAAAGGTGGTCTTTGTCGGGTCCCGAGTAGTTACCGGGGCTTTTCGCTATCGAGTTAATAACCCCGTACTATCCTCCTTGGATAGTCTCGGTGTACTTAACCCGTTATCAGTCGCGTGGGAGTTGGTTCCTTTCTCTTTTGTTGTAGACTGGTTTATCCCAGTCGGTAAGTTTATCACCGACGTGGTCCCCCCACAAGGGTTGGATTTCGTCGACGGCTATACTTACCTTAAAGGGTCTGGGATCTTTTCCGTCCGTTTTGAACAGCCCGCGAACATAAATTGTTCGTTGGGTCAGTTGAATGGAGAAGAGGTTCGGTCTGTTGTGAAACGGCGTGCCGTTTTACATGACTTCCCCCGCTATTCTCTCAGGGTTCCTGACCTCTCTCTCTCGAAAGGTCAAATGGCTTCCGCCATGTCCCTGATGCACCAGCAGGCCGCTGGCGCTAGCAGCTCTTCCCAGCGTTTCGACGCGAAGGTTGAGTCCGCACTCCAGGCCACGCGTGGGCTCTTTCGCTCTCAGAGCGGCCGAGTCTGGCGTTGAGTCCATGCCTCACGGCATGGGGAACTTCCACCCGCTCCTCGGAGCATCCCTCAAGGAGTCGACAATGTCGGCCATCGCAAACATCGTCATCAATGACGGTCAGACCACACCGGTCGCCCATACCTTCGCACCTGCGAAGACCCAAGCGGATATGGCTCTTCTGGAAGACCGTACGGCAGGCATTTACATCGGCTATAATAAGCTGACGTTTATGCTGACTCGTCCGTCCGGATCGTCGAAAGACGCAACCCGGAACCTGAAGCTCTCGATCAAAATCGAGACACCCAAGCTTGAAGTCGTGTCTAACAGCACGGTTTCGGGCATTGCGCCCGCTCCCACCATCAGTTACCGCCCCGTTGCGGAGCTGGTTGTGACCCTTCCAGAGCGGTGTACTCTGCAGGACCGCAAGGACTTGCAGGCGTACGTCAAGAACGTCATGTCGAATTCGTTCGTCACTGACGCCTTTGAAAAGTTCGAGCTCCCGTTCTAACGATCGGCCTCGATTCAGGAGTCCTGCTATGAGCATCCAGGCAGCCAACCGAGTTCGCATGAACTTGGACGCACTAACGTACGCCCAAAAACTGTGGGAGTCGATGGACACCCCGATCAGTTTGTCTTGTCACCTACTTGCCAAGTATGGTGATTTTGACGCCCTGGTCAGGACATCTATTGACCCTGCGGACTATTTGGATCCCCAGCGTTTCTTCTGCGATTATCAGTCGGTTAAGATCCTCTCCAAGTATCCTTACTTGGACACGAAGATCAACACCAAAGATGT